TGCTCCTTGACCATTACCACCAGTAATATTGACTGAAACAATTTTATCAATATTAAATTCCTGAGGATCTACAAATACATCTTTAACTGATCCACTTACTACTGGTTGAACTAATGCAGTGGTTCCATTACTAGAAGATAATTCTATACCAGGCAAATTAATTACATCATAGTCAGATCCACCACTTAAAACATCAAATCTACTCAATGGTCCATAATAAACACTTTCATGAGATTTGTAGTTTGATATCTCAACACCATTAACCATCATTCCAACTGTTCCTGGTTGGGTTAATGGTGTACTACTATTTTTTATTGTTTGTGTGATAGGGAATTTCTTTAGTATTTTTTGAGGTCCAATGACCAAATCCCTATGAGAATAAAGAACTAATTTATTTCCGGTTACAACACTACTATCTTGATCAAATGTTAAATTTTTATCAGTTCCAATAAAAGAAACTGATCCATATAATTTTAATTCATTGGAAGAAATTTTCTCAACATAATAAGATCTGGCACTCAATCCTGCGATGGGATTTTCAGTTCCAGCAATATAAAAAACCTTATCTCCAGTAATAAATGGAACACCATCAGCATCAGATACTTCAATAATTGAATAATTACTTCCTACCTTTTTTAATTTGCTAGTATTACATATCTTTATATTTTCTTGAATATCATATGATGATTGAAAATTAGCATCTATTACTTCTCTATTACCGGATGGTAAAGAATTTGAAGCTACATATAGACTATCACCATGTTCCAAATAAGTATTTTGAACATCTGAAATAATACTATCATCACCAAATTCAAATTCTACAGCACTAGATGTTCTTCCAGATTTTCTTATCTTTCTCCTTAACTCAAATCCACTAACTCTTTTTAATTCAATTCCAGAAAGATCATCATCACTAAGACCTTGCCCATAATCATAACCTTCGGCAATATCTATTACAATGGAATTTTTATCTACTATTGATCTTGATATGTAAGTTGTATGAACAACAGTATTAGTTCCTCTATTAAGAATTTCTACTACGTCACCTTTTCTAAAATAATCTTTTATTGGTTTATCAAATAATATTGTTGATGATATAGTATTTTCATTATCAGATGTTCCAAATTCAATTAAAAAACTAGGGCAAACATTATAAATCCATGAATTTGCAAGAACCTCTTCATATGTTGCATTATTATTCTCAATTACCCTACCTAAATTACTAATATAAATTTTATCATTTTCATCAGCATCAAAATCACTATCCAATTGATTAAATTTAGATAGTGATCCCAAGATAATAAATTCTATTTTCTTAGAAGAATCGCCATTTTCATACCCATAGTAAGTATCATTGGATCTTACTACATCAGTAGAACTTATATTTGAAATATTACTTGTATCACAACCATAAAATTGATTTATACTTTTACCAGTATAAGTAATACTTGTTCCAGACCCAACAAAAATAGTTCCACTTTCGGGAAATCCTATTGTTGAATCTACAGATATTGCATTAGAACCTTGAGAAACATTCTCCAATACTCTTGTGCTAGGAGTAATTTTAAAATTACCAGAAACAGCATTTGAGTCATTATATCCAACAAATAATTCTAACTTATAGAATAATTTACTATTTCTTTCAAAAGTTTCTACAGAAGATACTGATGCAAATGTAGATGAATCATTTGTTTTTACAATAGTTTGTCCAAATAAATTTTTAGGATCTCCTGAAGAAATTATATCAATAACTACAACTTCTCTTCTAATATAACTTGCACTTGAAGATTTTATTAAAAATTCTTCTAAATTTATAATTTTTGGATTTACACCATATAAAACATTAAATAAAATCCTGAATGACTCATTGGTTCCTTTTGATTGGTAAAATGATCTTGCATGCCTTATGAAATTTCCGGCATTTATTTGATCATTAAAATCAATATTTTCTAATTCTGGTACAAATGTTGCTTTTAAATTTCTATAAAATTCCTTTAAAAATAATGCACTAAGATTTTCTACTTTTGAACCAGATTTATGAGTTTTTCTGGTTGAACTAGAAAATATTAAACTCTCTTGATCTATATGATTGTGATAATTAGTAATTCCACTAAATCCACCTATACATCCAGTAAAGCTATTGGCGGTTACTCCAGTATAAGTAACAATTTCAAAGTCATCTTCATTATCACTATTAACAATTTTTAAAAGTCCGTATTGACTTGGAAATCCTCTTGTAGACTCAACATATACTGTTCCATCATCAGCATCACTTGTAGGAAGAGTATTCGTTATATCAGAAGTTAAAGTAGTAGAATTTACAATTACATCTGGAGTAAGATTATCAAACCTTAGATATTGATCTAAATTTTCTGCAATATCAACTGGACCGCCTTGATATTCTTGCGATTTATAATATTGCTTTAAAAATTCCGAGGTATTACTACTTTCTGATAGTAAAAAACCTGGTAGTTGATTTTCAATAATTTGATGAATCTTTATTCTAGATTCAAAACCAGCTTGTACCATATTACTTTCTTTCTAAAATACCATTTGAATAACTTGATGTATAAAAGTCTCTAACAAACTTGGTGCCAGAGATCTCATCACCAGAAGCAATTACATCCCTAACCATATTTATTTTACTTTTTGATATGTCCATTGAGACATAAAGATCTTTCAGTCCAATTACGTCATTTGATTCGGGGAAAGCTTGTACTTCGACTACACCACTTTCAAGAGATGTAGATATTATATTAATTGTATTAATAAGTATTTCACCTTTTTTATAATCAACTGTACCGGCAGATTTTATAATAACTCTAATATCATCACCACTAATTGGTTTTACAATCGACAATACACCTGTTTTCTTGTCAGAATTAGGAATATCAGTCAAATAAACCGTTTCACTTTCTCCAGAAATTTTAAATCCTGTAGACTTAATATTTCTTCCTTCCGGGTTTATATGAAATTCATTACCAAAACATAATTCATATTGTGCGAATTGATTTAAGGCAGGTTTCAAATCCCTCCTTATCAAAACTTTTGTTATATTAGATGTTATTGCAGAATCAGTATTATCAATTGTCTGAAGCACTTTACTATACTTCAATCTACCACCAAAGGAATTTAAATCATCTGATTTTGAATATTCCGTTAAGGATGACATTACTTTGGTTTTTAATGAATCTTCATTAGATGCCTTGGAATAATCAAAGTAAATTGATGAATTTAATTCCACATATAGTACTTTTAAATCAACAATTCTCTGATTAATTCCAGATATAGTATACTGTTTTAATTGTGATAATATTCTTTCTTTAAAAAAGTCGGAAACAAATGTTCCATTTTGGGGTTTAATTGCTATTACAACAGTTCCGAATTCTGGAGGATCTAATTCCTCCCCACCAACAATAGAAACAGATTCTGTATCAGGATAAATTGTTTTAACAAGAGTTTCATAATCTCTGGCAGTAACTGCCCTATATTGAGATGAATAGATCTTGGGAGCAAAGTACTTAATAGAATTAATAGATTCTATGCTAGAACCTCCCTGAGACTTTGTTAAAGTCGTTATAGTACCTACGGTACCCCCAGAGTAATTCGCCGTCCCTACAAGCAAAGAACCGGCAAAGGTGAAGTTAGATGCACCATTACCATCTTCACCATTGGTTACGATATATTTTGCGGTTATTGTACTATTATCCGCAATTTTTCTACCTATAAATCCATCGCCAAAAAATATTTCATATTTTTCATCTTGCACTTCTTGTATAAAAAATACCAATGAGTTTGAATCAACATTAAAAATATTTTTATTTAATGTATATTCAACCCCCAATTCTGACGTATCACTAACAAATACCGATATTGTTGATGTGTCAATGGATTGATTATCTAAAATAAATTTTTGTTTTAATGATTGATCGACAGTAAATTTTTTACTTAGAAATGTTCCTTCATATACTACAATATCAGTAAATGATGCAGTATTATCTACAACAGGAACAGTAATATTTTCGGGTGTTGAGTATGTGTAATTAGTATCATTAGTACTACCTACACAAACAATACCTTCTTTTAATGTTAATGATGAAATATTAG